GCACATCACTGAACTGTGTAGTATCTTACCCCGTCTTAACTTTGCTGATGACCCTAACCTAGAGGCCATGCGTCAAGAGGTTGAGGGTAAGCTGGTAGGACATCACCCTGATAGCTTACGTAATGACCCTGACCTACGTAGGGATACGGCTTCAGATGCGAAGGACATCATGGCTAAGATGGGTGCGTTTATGGGAGCATCAGCTTGATACCTAAGTGGTTCAAAGCTGGCCACAAAGAGCTTGTACTAGAGCGTATGTTTAGTCTGCGACATCCTGACTCTATCTACATTGATGAAGTAGTTAGGACTGCGCTTAAAGAAATAGGAGCGGAGCCTAATCGGTTCCACTACACACTAACCGTCTATTATGAGGAGGACAAATAATGGACACACTACAACGAATATCAAAGGCTAAGACCGCACTAGTACTGGAGCATCCGTTCTTTGGTTCTATTGCACTCAATCTGCCTAGCATATTGGACGATACTATACCAACTGCGTGTACTAACGGTAAGGTTATTCGGTACAACCCAGAGTTCACCGATGGTCTGACCGATGGTAACATTGTGTTTCTTGTAGCACATGAGTGCTTTCATCCTATGCTAGGACACATATGGCGATTGGCTGGACGTGATCCTAGGAAGTGGAACATAGCTGGTGACATCATCATCAATCAGATGCTCAAGGACGAGGGGATAGGTGACTTCATCGAAGGTGGTTGCCTAGACAAAGACTTATTCGACAGGGGTAACGGTACTACAGACGGTGTGTACAACCTGTTGCCAGATGGTACTGGCGATGACCCTGATGGGCCTGACGGTGACAAGGGTATCGGTCAAGACATATCTCCACCAGAGGGAGGTGAGGCAGAGCGTAACCAAGACGAGGCCGAGTGGCGTATCAAGGTAGCTCAAGCCTCTCAAGCCGCTAAGATGGCAGGTAAACTATCCGCTGGCTTAGAACGTCTAGTAAGCGAAGTGCTACAGCCCAAGGTACGTTGGGAAGACGTTATGAATAAGTTTGTTGTCAAGGCTAAGACAGACTTACGTACCTTTGCCAGAGCTAATCGTAGGTTCCTCAGTCAAGGGTTATACTTACCTTCGTTTACTGGCGAGATACTAGGTGAGTGTGTATTCTTTATAGACTGCTCTGGTTCTATAGATGACAAGGAGATCGCACAGTTTGCGGCTGAGGTTCGTAAGGTTCACACTGATCTGAACCCTAGTAAGCTACACGTTGTGTACTTTGACAGTGAGGTATCTCACCACGATACGTTCTTACCTGATGACGAGGTGAGTGTCCAAGCACATGGCGGCGGCGGTACAGCGTTCAGCCCACTATGGAAGTTCATAGAGGACAACGACATACAACCTGTTGTCAGTGTAGTGTTGACCGATCTGTGTTGCTACGATTGGGGAGACAGACCTGAGTACCCCGTACTATGGGTATCGACGTGCAATGAAGAAGCACCGTTCGGTGAAGTGGTGATGATGTAATGGAAATAACACTCACGCTAGACCACATACTAATACTAGTGGCACTCTGCATTGGCAATGCCGCTTTTATCTACCTAACCCACCGAGATACCAAGTTGGTACATGAACAAGTAGCTTTTTTAGAAGGGATATTATTAGACATAGCTAAAGGCGAGACAGAGGCAAAGGTTAACACAAACGGCGAACTACTTGTTCGCAAAACAAAGTCTTAGGAGGACACAATGGCTACAGTAAGATTTAGTGACGAACTAGTGAGCAACATTAAAGCATCAGCTAGGAAGCTACACGAACCAGCTATAGAGAGAGCTGAACAAAGCGCACCAACAGATTGGGGGCAGAGAATATACGATGGTATGTTTGATGACAAGACACAGACTATCATGCAGTCGTTACCTGCTAACTACTTTAGCAACCAAGATAGACTTACCTTAGATGGTTTCTTAGATGCGTCAGGGGACAGACATAATATCGACTTTCGGGCTACGACTGTCCAGTTAGAAGGAGAGTTCCATGCCCGTAACACTACTGTACAGCTAAGTAGTATATCACACCTACCGTTCCCCTATAGTGTAGACTTTGCACAGTCAGGAGCTAAGCTATCGTATAGTGGCATACGTATAGTGGCAAATGATCCTAGGTTCGAGGGTATACAACAGGAGTTTATAGAGTACTGCTATCGAATACATGATGCTAAAGCGAAGCGCGTGGAGTTTGTAAAAGGTGTCGAGGATATTATTAAGAACTTCTCTACACTAGCACCAGCACTCAAGGCTTGGCCCCCACTGTGGGACTTGATCCCTAGGGACAAGCAAGAGAAACACAAAGAGATTGTGGAACGTAAGTCTAACAAGCCAGTGGCTCTTGATATGGACACAAGCAGTCTAACTGCCGCTGTCACTATGGCAAAGTTGGTCAAATAATATGAGTGTATTCCACGATTATAACTCAGCAAGCGCACACTTCAAGGGTGTGCGTACCCCTTCTAAAGGCAAGCCAGTGCGGTCTTTCGGTAGGTTGTTCTTTAATAACTACGATAAGAGCTATGACCTTTACGTTCATGGTAGGAAGCTATTATGTTTATCTCCTGACAACACGTTGACGTTTACCCTAAATGAAACTGACCGCAAGTATATAGGTAACACGTTATCAATGGCGCTTGATGATTGCATACCTTTTGTATGGGAGCGTAAGGCTGTTAACAGGTATCTAATATTCCACCTGACTGAGCCAAGGCATCAACAAAGCTGGGATATTTACAGGGATAGGCGTAAGGATGCACAAGAATACTTTGAGGGCATACAGTTTAATATGCTGACAGGTGAGTGCCTTAACCCACGACCACCCTTTCATCAGGCAATAGTACCAGAAATACGAAAGGCATGGCTAACCGCATTACGTAAGTGGAAGCGTGGTTTGAAAGTAAGGGTTAAGGTAGGTGGGTTCGATGACCTGATTAGGAAAAGCCTTGCCGCTCAAGCAAACCTAGCAAGATACCGAACCCCTGTCTTTGACGGTAAAGAAGAACTTGACATACTTTACAGGTGCATTAAGAATAACGAACACCCTACGGATATGATGCGCATGATAGTTGACGCCACCATATACAGTCTGGGGTACTATAGAGGAGACTCTGTTACAAAAGATGATGTATTAAAGTATGTAGAAACCATGCTCACAGCTAGAAGCATGGACTTACGTAAGAGGTTTGGTGTCTTTGGAGAGGAACACATTAATGGATGATACTAGCAGGTATACGGCAAGGGAAGTAAAAGAAATGTTAGAGCGTAAGGATGCACAGTTACTTGTCCTTAAAAGTAAGAACTCTAAGCAGAACGGTGAGCTTGCCAGACTTTCTTTAAAATTAGAAAGAGTAACTAAAGATAAGCAAGGTCTATTGGCCGACATCAAATGGATGAGAGGAGCTAAGAATGAAAGTTGATTGCCCAGAGTGTGCAGGCAAAGGTAAGGCCGAGTACGAACGCTTTGTAGTTGTCGGCCCTACGGGTGGATACTACGAGGACTTCTGGAACGAGTGTGAAAACTGTAACGGGTCTGGCTCCATAGAGGTTGATGAAGAAGACCTAGAGGAGGAGGTCACTGATGGGTAACGAAGAGTTAAGCCTATCGGCACAACAACAACTGTCTTACTTCAGACAACAAGTTGACAGGCTACAAGAGGAGCAGAACAAGCGTGACGCTTCGCCGAATGTAGGGAACGAACTATTCATAGCAAGGGAGGAACTTAAAACTTACGTCAGAGAACTGCGGGAAGCAGGGCATAATATTTAGGAGAGTAACATGACTAAGAAACAAGAAAAAATATGGTCATATAAAGTTGACCACCCAACGGCTTCTGTAAGTGAAGTAGCTAAGGCTACCAAATCGTCTTACGGGTACGTGTATAAGCTATTCCAAAGTATCAGCACACCGAAAGAAGTGTTTGAAGCAGAGGCTAAGGCACGTAGTGTACCACCGTTAGTAATCACAACACGTAGCACTGTGCTAGACTTAGCTAGGAAGTACGTGACCAAGGATCGTGCGGAAGAACACGGTAACATGGGAGATAACTTTGCTATGATCGCAGGACTATGGTCTGTGTACTTAGGTAAGGAGATCAAACCACATGATGTTGGTGCAATGATGACGTTGTTGAAGACGGCGCGTATCAAGTCTAACCCTGCACATTTAGACAACTGGGTTGATGGTGCTGGGTACATGGCTTGCGGCGGTGAGCTTGCAACCGACAAGTAAATCAAAAATAGAACTGGGTGTTTACTATGCCCAGTTCGACAGCATGAGAGTAACGCTGGTAGCACCACCTTGGGGGGACGATGACAATGGACATAGTGACTTTAGACTTCGAGACGTATTACGACAGGGAATACAGCCTGTCGAGGATGACAACAGAAGCATACGTCCGCGACCCAAGGTTTGAAGTTATAGGTGTAGGTGTTAAGGTTAACGATCACGCTACTGATTGGTACACTGGTGAAGATACTGGTAGGTTCTTACACTCTACAGATTATAGTAACAAAGCTATACTGTGCCACAATACTGCGTTCGACGGGGCCATATTGGGTTGGCGTTTCAAGATCAAACCTAAGCTGTGGTTGGATACCCTATCTATGGCTAGACCTAAGCATCAGATGACAGTGGGCGGCTCACTGAAGAAACTTACTGACCACTACGAGTTAGGTCAGAAGGGGGACGAGGTGCAGAACAACCTCGGTAGACGCCGCAAAGATTTCACAGACGAAGAGATGGGCCGCTATGCAGACTACTGCATACAGGACGTTGAGCTTACGTATAAGCTATTCAAGAAACTAGTTAAGGGTTTCCCCAAGGCTGAGCTAATGGTGATAGACCAGACGCTACGTATGTACACAGAGCCTACGATTGAATTAGACTACAACGTGTTGGTGGAAAACCTACAACTTATTCAGGAGCGCAAGGCCGCACTGCTAGACAAGCTCGGCGGTGAAGAGAAAGCTAAGGACATACTGATGTCTAACCCCAAGTTCGCTGGTCTATTGACTGCACTGGGTGTGAAGCCACCAACTAAGATTAGTGTTAGGACAGGCAAGGAAGCCTTTGCATTTGCTAAGACAGACCAAGGTTTGAAAGCACTACTCAGCCACAGTAAGCCATCTGTACGTGCTGTTGTTGAGGCTAGGCTAGGTGTCAAGTCTACTATCGAAGAGACTAGAACCATATCGTTCATGGGTATAGCAGATCGTGGCCCACTACCTATCATGTTAAACTATTACGGAGCGCATACAGGTAGGTTTAGTGGGGGTGACAAGGTTAACCTACAGAACCTACCGCGAAACGGTAAGCTCCGGGCAGCTCTGACTGCACCCAAAGGACAACTCGTTGTGGCATGTGACTCTTCACAGATCGAGGCTAGGATGGTTGCGTACCTAGCAGACCAGAAAGACCTACTACAATCGTTCAGAGATGCTAATGATGTGTACTCTGAGTTCGCTACCGATGTGTACGGTAAGCCTGTTAGTAAGGCAGACAAGTTGGAGCGACACGTAGGTAAGACAGCTATCCTTGGGCTGGGCTATGGTATGGGCGCACCTAAGTTCCAAGCATCACTGAAGTCAGGGTTCCCCTCAGTTACAGTAGATGAAAGCGAAGCCAGACGTGTTGTAGATTTATACCGCAACAAGAACCACAAGATTGTTTCGCTATGGAACAGGTGTAACCACGTAATAAAAGACTTAGTATCAGGTGGGTCAGGCCAAGTGTGTAGCATACTAGACTATGATGCAGAAGGTATCAGGATGCCCAATGGTTTATACATACGATACCCTGCATTACGTAGAGGTGCAGATGGGTATGAATATATTAACGATGCTAGATCGTACAAGAACAGACACATGGAAGGTACTAACTGGACTAAGATATACGGCGGCAAGGTAGTGGAGAACATCACACAAGCTGTTGCTCGTATCGTTGTGGCTGAGCAGATGGTAGCCATAGGTCAGCGATACCATGTGGCACTACAGGTTCACGATGAAGTAGTATGTATAGTTGATGAAGATAAAGCTGAGGAAGCTAGAGACTTTATGGTAGAGGTTATGTCTACGCCACCTTCATGGGCATCAGACTTACCCGTGGCTTGCGAAGCGGACATAGGTGCTAACTACGGAGAAGCTAAGTGACAACATTATCCCACTCGTTTTCGGCACTCAAGATGTATGAGAATTGTCCGAAGAGATACTACCATCAGCGTATACTCAAGGAAGTCAAAGACCAAGGTGGCGAAGCTACTATATGGGGTGAGCGTGTACACAAGTTCCTCGAAGACCGGTTAGCTAAGGCGACAGAGTTACCACAAGAGGTTGCTCGTTATGACCCACTGTGTCAGTCCATTATAAAGTTGGCTATGGGTGGTGAGCTATTAGTAGAGCAACAGCTTACGCTCAATGAGAAGCTAGAGATCACAAGCTGGTACGCTAAGGACGCATGGATGCGGTCTATTGTGGACGTGTTAGTTGTTCAAGGGGACGAGGCTGTGATGTTTGATTGGAAGACAGGCAAGCGCAGACCTGATTTCTCACAGCTAGAATTGTTCGCACTACAGGTGTTCAAGCACTACCCAGAGGTGAAGCGTGTGCGTACTGCCTTCGTGTGGCTCAAGGATTTATCTATGGACAACGAGGTGTACACTAGAGAGGATGAACCAGAGCTTTGGTCACGCCTTATGACCAAGGTAGTACGTATAGAAAAGTCTTTAGAAACAAATAGATGGCCAGCTAAACCGAGTGGGCTATGCAACTGGTGTCCGTGTAAAAACTTTTGCGAATACGTATAATTAAACTTGACATACTTTACAGATAGGATTAACTATGGCTACTACACCAGAAGGGCGCATAAAGAAATCGCTTGACAAGATGTTTAAGGAAGAAGGCACTTGGTACTACAGTCCGCAAGCTGGCCCATTCGGGGCCGCAGGGATACCAGATAGGATTGCAGTAGTTAAGGGTTTAATCATTGGCGTTGAGTGTAAGGCAGATGGGACAAAGAAACCTACTGCACTACAGACACGGGCGATGGAGCAGATCGAAAAGGCAGGGGGTAAGTGTTTTCTTGCCTATGATAGTGACACAATAGAGACGGTGAGGGAGTTCATTCGTGCTTGTAATAGAGAAATCAAAGGCGTTAGCCTTAAAACTTAACAACCCAGAACGGGTGTTGGCTACGATACCAACGGCTAAGCTGTGGCATAAGGGCGGTACAGACTACGTTGTAGCACCCCATAGGGTTAAAGAAGTGGGTAAGCTACGAGAGCTTGGCATCAAAGCCCCTTCACCTATACTACACTACTACGATTGGGTAGGGCAGTTCACGCCGTATGACCACCAACGTATGACTTCTGCGTTTCTTACCATGAACACAAGGGCTTTGGTACTTAACGAGATAGGTACTGGTAAGACACAGAGCGCACTGTGGGCGGCTGACTATTTAATCTCAGTAGGTGCTATAAAGAAAGTACTGATCCTCTCCCCTCTGTCTACGTTGGAACGTGTCTGGGGGGACGGTATATTCACGGGGCTTATACACCGTAAACACGTTGTGCTACACGGGACAGCGGCTAGACGGAAGCGGCTACTCAAAACCGAGGCTGACTTCTACATCATTAACCACGATGGTTTTAATATTATACGTGATGAGATCATGGGTATGTTCGACCTTGTTATCATTGATGAGGCGGCAGTGTTACGTAACCCATCGACATCAAGGTTTAAGATATTCCGCAAGTGGCTGAAGTCCCATGAGGACATACGCTTATGGCTTATGACAGGTACACCCACACCTAATGACCCGACAGATGCTTGGGCTTTGGCTACGCTCGTCGGTAACGCTAACGTCAGTAAAACTTTCACTGGCTTTAGAGAACAGGTGATGATGAAGATAGGCCAGTACAAATATGTACCTCGCCAAGAGAGCATGGAGATCGTTAAGCACACCCTGCAACCTGCTGTTAGGTACACTAGGGACGAGTGCTTTGACCTACCTGACACTGTTAGACAGACTAGGGCAGTGTCGCTGACACCAGAACAGGCACAGCATTATAAGACTATGATGCGTCACTTAGTTACTGAGGCGGCAGTTGAAGGTACTATCACTGCGGTGAACGAGGCGGTTAAGTTACAGAAACTTGTTCAGATAGCCTGTGGTGTTGCCTATAGCGACGACGGGCAGAACGTAGAACTGGACTGCCAGCCTAGAGTAAACGCTGTAAAAGAAGTTATACAAGAGGCAGGGCAGAAGGTCATAGTCTTTGTACCACTAACAGGTACACTGCATATGCTACAGCGTGAGCTAAGTAAGCACTGGTCAGTGGCTGTAGTAAACGGTCAGGTCTCATCGGCTAAACGCAACGTGATCTTTCAAAACTTTCAAGAGGCAAAAGACCCAAGGGTTTTGATTGCGCACCCTGCAACTATGGCACATGGCCTAACACTTACCTCAGCATCAACAGTTGTTTGGTATGGGCCAGTGACCAGCAACGAGCAGTACGTTCAAGCCAATGGGAGGATTGAGCGGATCGGGAAGAAGCATACGTCCAACGTGGTACATATAGAAGCTACGCAGATAGAACATATTATGTACGAACGTCTTGCTAACAAGCAGAAACTACAGGGACTGCTACTGGATTTAATTCAAATGGAAATGGAGTAACACATGGCTACAGTAGACCAAGTAATAGGGGCTTACATGAAACTTAGGCTCAAGAAAGAGGCCATAGAGGCCGATGCTAAGGCTAACATGAAGGGCCTTAAAGAACAGATGGTTAAGCTAGAAGCATGGCTTAAACAAAAGGCTGATGAAGATGGTGTCACATCTTTTAAGACAGACAGCGGTACTGCTTTCCTAACAACCACGGACTTCGCGGCGGTAGGAGATTGGGATGCTGTACTTAGTTTCATACGTGAGAACGAAGCGTATGATATGTTAGAGAAACGTGTCAGCAAGATGGCTGTACGTGGATACATTGAGGCAAATAAATCCGTACCTGCTGGTGTCAACTATGGCACTAAGCTAGATATAAACATTCGTAAACCAGCACTCAAAGGAGAGTAAGATGAGTAATATTGTACCAACTAATATCCAAATACCTTCGCACCTCGCGAACAAAGTAAACCAACAATCTACACTGGCGTCCTCGCTAGCTGGGGGTATCGCGGCTAAAGAGGAAGTGGAATCTGGGTTCCCAAAAATATCCATTAAGGGTAGCCGCTTTCGTATTGTAGAAGGTGGGGACGAGACAGTACTAGATACTACAAAACTACCTGTAGTTATTGTGGGGGCTAACCCCAAGCTATCTAAGACCTACTACGCTAAGGCATGGGACAAAGACGCAGAACCTGCCGCTCCTGACTGCTACTCTTTAGACGGTGCAAGACCTCACCCTGATAGTGAGACACCACAGAATGATGTATGCGCATCCTGTCAGTGGGCCGCATGGGGTTCTAAGATTGGTAACAATGGGCAACAACTAAAGGCTTGTTCGGATCAGAAACGTCTTGCTGTAGTTGCGGCTGAAGACCCTACTGGACCTGTGTACCTACTACAAGTTACCCCTTCCGCACTCAAAGGTCTGAACTCTTACCAGAAAGAACTCTCTACTCGTGGTATACCGCCAGAGATTGTTAAGACCATTGTATCTTTTGACACCGATGCCTCATTCCCTAAGTTGCAGTTTGGCTTTGGTGGTTTCATTGAGGAGAGTACTCAGACAGCACTCGAAGATGTGTTTGGTTCTGATAATGTTAGGGAGATTACGGGTGAGGTACAACCTGCAACGACTCCTGCACCTACGTCACAGAACCCTAAACCTGTTCTAGTAAAAGCTGAGCCTGATCCGGACCCTGTTATAGAGCCTGACTTAGAGCCTGTTGAGGAGGTACGTGGGTTCGGTACAGGTACAAAGGTAGTAGCCCCAGTGCCAGAGCCTACAAAGCCTAAGCCAGAACCTGTGGTTGCCCCTGCACCTGTGGTTGCTAGTCCAGTATCTTCTCTTATTGAGGAACCAGAAGCGGCTAAGGTAGTCGATACCGACGTAGGTGATCTTGCAAGCGAAATTGATTCTCTCCTAGGGGACTTGGGTGCAGATGACTAGGATACCACTGGACTTTGAAAAGGTGGAATCGCTACGGGAGCATATGCTTCTTACGGTGGGCCACATGGCCGAGCTAATGGGCGTGTCACGGATGACTTACTACGGGTGGGTAAAGGGAAAACCTATTCGTGAGAACAATGAAAGGAAAGCTAAGCGAACTCTGCGTTTACTAATAGCCCTTATAAAAGACGGTCATTGGCCTGTTGAGGGTGTAAAAAGTATGACCGCAGGGGTCAGGTATCAAACTTTACTTGAGGTTTTGGAAGGCCAAGAGTAGTGTAAAACAACACGGGGGGCGAAGGCCCCCCATAAATAGGGCGGTAACACACATGGACACGTTGGGTTTTCTTCAACGGGTTCTACCATCGGAGGGCATATACTGCACAATAGTTGTAGAAGGGGAATCCCTAAGCCAAGCCTTTTATAACACCGTTGGAGAACTCGAACAGGCGCTTACAAGTTTAGACAAACGTAAGCGGAATGTTTACTACGCGACATCAGCGTTTCAAACAAAGCAAAGCAGAAAGCAATCTAACGTACGGGCAACTAAGTCTTTGTACATGGATATAGATTGCGGTGAGGGGAAAGACTATCCATCCCAGCGTGAGGGGCTACTCGCTCTAGTTAAGTTTGTAAAAGATACAGGACTACCTGACCCCATGGTAGTATCATCAGGCAACGGGTTGCACGTATACTGGGTGCTGACTAGGGAACTAGAGCCAACCGAGTGGCAACCTATTGCCAATGCTATGAAGCAGTGCGCTCAAGACCAAGGGTTCAAACAAGACATGGCTGTTCCTAGTGACAGCGCAAGGGTGTTGCGTGCGATAGGTACGCACAACCCCAAGGGCGGCAAGATGGCTAAGTTGCTGGTAGACAGACAGCCTGTAGAACTTGAGAGCATAACCAAATGCTTGAAGGGTTACATCACAACAGCCAGAGGTTTTAAAAAGTCCATGGGCAGTACTCTGCTAGCAAACATGGCAGTCGAACGAGAGTACCCACCATCCATAGCCAGTATAGTTAAGGCTAAATGTCAGCAAATTGATTGGGCTGTAGACAATCAAGGTGAGGTGTCAGAGCCTATGTGGTATAACCTTATAGGTATAGCCGCGTACTGTGTAGACCCAGAGGATACAGCTAAAGCATGGAGCCAAGACCACCCGACCTACGATGAGACAGCCACACTAAAGAAGTTACGTAACTGGA